GGTGTGCAGTTCAAGCAGACCGTGATGGTACTGAACCGTAAGGGTGGCACCTCTCGCCGTAAGGTGGTTGGCACGCCTATCTCATCGAAGATTGGCTACCTGACCGAGCGCACAATGGTGGCTCACCTGGTGTGGAACCGCTTTAAGCACAACGAGGATGACTTCCAGGAGAAGCCCATCCAGATTAACGGTGGTGCTCAGTTCCACTATCCTCTGGCCGAGGAGTTCATCACCGAAATTGGTAAGGAGTTCTCTGACGACCTCTATGCCAACCTGTTCTTCGGTGAGGAAGACGGCGAGGACGAAACCCTGAACTTCTTCGATGGCTTCCAGACCATCATTAACAAGGACATCGAGAATGGCGACATCTCTGTGGCCAACGGCAACCTGATTCCTTGCGATGCTTTGTCAGCTCCTTCTAAGGAGGGTGACAGCGCTGCATGGGACATCATCGTTGCTTGGATTGACAAGTGGCCCGCTCCCCTGAAGCGTGTTCCCGTGAACCTCTACTGCTCTATTGAGTATGGTCATCACATCGCTGATGCTTATGCTCAGAAGCATCGTTGTCTGAAGGAGGTTGACTACATCGCCGACGCCAATGGCAACTTCAAGGTGATGGAGTACCCGAAGATTACCTTCGTTCCCTCAGACGACTTCGGTAAGGGCACCCGTATGTTCGTAACCACAGAGAACACTCTGGAGTTCGGTATCAACGGTGATGGTCAGGACACCTATGTAGGTGTTCAGCATGGCTCTGACGACGATATGAAGGACATCATCTTCCAGATTCAGACTATCGCCGGCTGCCGCGTGAAGAACATCGTGAAGAGCAACTTCGTGACCAACGGTGGTGTGATTCAGAACGTTTACGTTTCTGGTGACTACACCAAGGACGCTGTGTATGCTCTGCCTAACGACCCCGCACTGGGTAGCGTAGCCATCAGCAATGGCGGTACTCCTGTGGAGAGCGGCACTGAGGTTGCCAAGGGCACCACTCTGACTCTGACCGCTACACCGAAGGGTAGTGCAACCTTCAAGAAGTGGAGCAACGGCGCAACGGCCAACCCGACCACCATCGTCACCACAGGCGATCCTATGGGTGTCACCGCTCTGTTCGAGGCTGACAGTTCAAGCAGCGACTAATCTCGTTACAAAGGGCACGGGGGAGCGACTGTAGGTCGGCAACTCCCCCACCCTTTTCTAACTAACACAAACACAAACTAAAAGAAAGGAATAAGATATGAATTGCCCAACACTTAGCAATATCCTCGCCTCTAACGAGTGCATGGAGAACCTGGCTGGCGTAGGCTCTGTCGTCTATGTTGGCATCAAAGGCGACTTGCAGACTCCTCTGTCTGCTAGCGACAACCTGTACGATACTCCTAATTTCAAGAGCGGCAAGGGCTTGTATCGCCTCGACTGTAAGGAAGAGTCACAGAAGTATGCCTTCTCGTCTCTCGGACGCCGTAAGGGCTATGAAATCACTGGTACCCTGGTTCTGGAAGCCGTAAACAAGGACACAGCCAAGGTGCTTCGCGCCATGAACAATCTGGACCTGTTCCTGATTTTTGTGGACAACGATGGCTCTTCGCTCATTGTTTACGACCCCACTCGTAAGATGGAGGCCGACTCAGGTGGCATCGCCGGCGATACTGGCGACACCCCCGATAGCGACCGTCAGATCACGATGGAGTACAAACTCTCTCCCGTGGCTTATCCTATGTACTACGTCACTGCTCCTGTGGCAGCAAACGGATGGGATAGCCTCCTGGCAGAAGCTACCAGTGAGTAAACCTATGGAAATCAAGTTTCGGTCATAGATATTTGATATTTTAAGGGTGAAATGTTCGCAAGGGCGGTTCCGATAGCAGCGGGACCGCCTTTTTTCTGTGCCTTTCAGTTCGTGGAATTTTGCTTACTTTGCAGTAAACAATCAAATAATTAGGATTTATGAAACTATCAAAATTGTACCAGGAGATGTCGGTTGAAGAGCAACTGACCTATGTGAACGACCTGACCAAGTTTGCTGAAGAGAAGATGCCAGTGTTAGAGAATCTGAAGGACAACTGGGAGTTATCTGACATCAAGGAAATGGCGCGTGGACTGAAACTGCTGAGCGCCTTCCCATTTGCACGTGGCTTTGCTGAGCAGGCTATGCAGTATGGTGACTATAAGGCACGCACCTATCGTCTTCGTTTCTATGTGGATATGATTAAGGATGAATTGTCGCAGGGCTCGGCGGTGAAGTCGGCTGACGGCAAGACCTATGCTTTCCTGCCTGCCATGCAGCAGCAGGTAAGGCGTCGTGGCCGTCCCACCCGTGAGGAGTCGCTGCGTCAGCAGATGGTAGGTCAACAGCCGCTGGACGCTGAAACCAAGAAGCAGCAGGCCATTGCCAATCTGCTGGGTATTGAGATAGTAACCAACCAGACCATTAAGGATAAGAGCAACGAGCAGTTGGCCGAGGAGCGTGCCGAACGTGAGGCAGAGGAAGCCAAGAAGAACCCATCGCTGTTTGGCGACCATGCCGGCGAGAGTGCCGCTGCCGCATCCAAGGCTCCTACGGTGGGTATACCAGCCACGGATGACACCCGTCTGCACTTGGATCAGTTGAAATGGTTGATGACCAAGGAGCTGGCCGATCGTGTTGATGCCATTCGTGGTCTGCGTGCCGTTGCCGCCTCGAACGCCGAGCGTGCCAAGGTATTGGCTGAGCAGGGCAAAAACCCCGAAGAGATTGAGACCTATGCCCAGGCTGCTGCCGAGGCTACCGAGTCTTACGAGAAGATTTACGACGATGTGGACCGCGAATTGGCCACCGTCTATTACCGTCTGCGCTATGACGAGCCCTATTGTGAGAAGTTCAAGAAGCGCTATAACAAGGCTGATGTCTCTGACCTCTACCCCACTCTGAAACCCTATTGGCAGAAGATGCCAAAGGAGTTCGAGGCCAGCGTGAAGCTGCTGATTGAGCAGGAGAACCCCGAGTTTATTGCCAAGCAGAAGGAACAGGCCGCCCTGAAAAAGGAAGAGACCGACATTATCCGTTATCTGCGCCGCAAAGACAAGCAGGCCAGCGAGGCACGAGTGAAGACCGCCCGCGAGAAGTTTGCCCGTCTGGAAATCATTATGGGCAAGGATATGGCGAAAGCCTATAAGCCATTATTGAAGAAAATTGAGGATGAGTTCGAGTCTTTGAAGAAGCAGTCCAAAAAGTAGTCAATTTTAGTCCAAGCACTATTTCGACCTCAGTCAAAGTTAATTTGGATTTCAATGAAAGTTAAGTACATTTATGAGTCAACCCTCACCAACTTATCTTGACCGTGTTCGCCGATGGATTGTCGGTGGACTTGATATCGAGTCGATGAATATGCGGCTCGACCAGAAGTTTCGTGCGCTCCTGGTGCATGAAGCCTATGCCTATTGGCTGCAGGACAAGGTGGCTGCCCCGCGCACCATCATCACCTCGCTGGCCCGCAAGCACTATGCCCTCTACTTGCAGCAGGCAGCCTTGGGCAACGAGGATGCCAAGAAGTATGTAGAAGCCCTGCATATCGTGAAGGGCACCGACCGCTCCTACAACGAGGTGTCGAACGACATCTACCTCTTCAACTATATGGTGGGCGAGTTGGCCGTGCCTATGCAGCATATCCATAAGCAGGTGTTTACCGACGGGGCCATGTGGCTCATCCGTCATGGCATGAACACTGGCGACGGACGCGATGTGGAGCGCGGCCTGAACAAACTGGCTATGATTAACAACAACTTCAAGGATGATGAAAATCCGCAGGATCAGATGCCAAACACGAACATCAACATCACTGGCGATGTCTCTATCATCAAGCCCGACAAGCAGTCGCTGTCTGATGATGAGAAGGAGCGCCTGCGCAAGAAGTACGGACTCACGACCAAGGAGCTGGCTCAGCAGATGGAGGAGATTGACGGCGTATGGCAGCCTGTGGAGCAGGAGGAGACGTCCGATGTGTTTGACGAAAACCTGTAACTGCTATGCCCGACAGTCGTGATGTCTATATGAACCCCATTCAGCAGAGGCTCTTCTTTGCCGGTGCTCGTAATGTGGTGCTCAGTGCCGCGCGTCGTTTTGGTAAGACCGATGGTGTCATTGGTCCTCGTATGTGGGCTGTGGCGCAGAGCATGCCTCGCGGTGCAGGCGCATTCCTCGGCAGCAGTCGAAAGCAGCTCTTTTCCCGCACCATCCCTGCCGCCATTGCCGCCCAGGAGCGCTTCTACGGACTGAAGGAGGGTGTGCATTATGGTTGGGGACGTCCGCCCAAGGGTGTGGAGCAGTGCATCATTCGTCCCAAGTCGTATGACAACTGCATGTGGTATGCCAACGGCTTTATCTATCACACCATTTCGACCTCGGTCTATGGTTCTGCCAATGGTCTTACGCTCAACTCTATCATTGCCGACGAGTGTAAGTTCCTGCCCAAGAAAAAGATTGACGAGGAGGTGATGCCCGCATTGTCAGGTATTGTGCATCCTATGGGTCATCCTGGGTTCACGGATATGAACCCCTATTATAAGTCCACGCTGTTCTGCTCTGACGCGGCTCTCACTTCAAAGAGCAACTGGCTGGAGCGAGAGGAATCGAAACTCGACCTGAAGATTGAAGGTGGCGATTTGGACGGCAAGACCTATCGTGAGGTGATGGAAGAACTCGATGCCTATGCCGACCGCGTGATGTACTTCAACGAACTGATTCGCAACGCCAAGCGTGCAGGCATACAGCCCATCGAGGTGAGTGCCGACACCAAGGCAGAGATGGATGCGCTTGTTGATGCCATCCGTCTGCGTCAGGGGGTGTTTAAGATACTGCCGCCGCAGTATAAGGACATGAAGACCATTGCCGAGTATCTGCTGAACTATAAGGTCATCGACGAGCGTACTGCCGAACTCCTCACGGCCTATCAGTTCCTTTTGACCAACGAAGAGGTCATCGAACTGGCTGCTATTCGTGGCTCCAAGAAATATCAGCAGCACATCAACGACCTGCGCTGCAATTCCTTCTATTTTGTCCGTGCATCGTCGCTCGACAATATAGATATTCTGGGCGAGGACTATATTCGTCGCATGAAGCGCGACTTGCCACCCCTTGTCTTTATCACCTCGATTCTGAACTTGAAGCCCGGCAAGATTGGCGAGGGCTTTTACTATAAGTATGACCCCGACATTCATTGTTATACCGAGGACAACTGCCCCGCCATCGACGGTGCCTACACCACCAAGCAGGCCACCGTGGTGAAGGGTGGCACGGCTTATCGCTCGGACTACGAGACCATCGACTTCCGTGCCCTGAGCAATCGTGACGACTGCACGCTCGACGGCGATGTTCACGATGACGAGCCTCTGGAGATTGCATTCGACGCTGGTAAGATAGTGTCGTGGGTGGTTACGGGTCAGATGTATCGCCGCGATGCCAAGGAGTGTCTGAATGTACTTTCGTCTATGTTTGTCAAAGATGGTCTGATGATTCAGGACCTCATTCGCAAGTGGAGTGCCTACTATGCGCCCCATCGTCGCAAGAAGCGTGATGTGAACTTCTACTATGATCACACTTTCAAGTTCAAGCCAACGGGTGTCTATGTCGATGACATCAAGGACACCATCATCAAGGAGTTGCAGAAGTACGGCTGGAACGTCAACCCCATTCCCATTGGTCAGACGTGGCCCCACTCGCAGCGCTATAAGGACATCAACGAGGGCTTGTCGGAATACTCATACCCCTCCGTGCGTTTCAATGCCGAGAACAACGAGGCGCTTTGCATCGCCATTGAGAATTGTGGCACGAAGGTGAGCTATGCCGGTGAGAAGTCAAATATAAAAAAGGATAAGACGGGTGAGAAGTTATCTGTAGATAGTGAGCGTGCCACCGAGGGCGCTACCCCCGAG